TTCTCACATTGGTCTATGCAATCCCGCACGATAGCTTCAGCGGCACGGTTTACCGTGTGGTCCCACCCAAAGATCATGTCGTCGTAGTGCAAGAGTTCTTTGCACAGCTTCTGGATGTTCTCGTTCACGGCTTGTTTTCCTCTTGGTTTCTGCCAATCTTTATCCCTGTAATCAGCCCGATAAAGCCGCCGATAATAGTTTGGAAAGCTGGCCCGACGATCTGGAACAACTCTTTGTTGTCCACTTTGTCATCAAAGAAACCAAACACGAACACAATAACCATCGCCATCACCGTAGCCGCAAGGGTGCAGCAGGCGATCATGGTTATCCAGTTTGAAAGCGTTTTATCGTCCATTGCACCTCCTAAGAAAATTGCCTAGTCCCAGCCTTATCAATTACCAACGCTTGCTTCCTTGGCGGTAGCTCTGGTTTGCTGGGTACGCTGATGTGTGTCCATGCATCAAACTCTCGGATGATCTGATCGTAAGGTAGGCCAGATGCAATAACAGCCTTCACCACCTCGTTCGGCGTCATCCCCGGCACTCTGATGTCCGCTGCGCAACCGATACGATGCTGACTAGTGTCCTTGGACCCAACCGAATCATTGACTTGCTTAGACCGGAATGCGCTGTTAATCATTATTGGTTTGCCACCTAACAGACTTTTGACTTGCTCCAAGAATGTTGCCAGCCGGGTTAAGTTGGCAGTCTCATCAGCATTGGGTGTGTTGTCAAACTCACGATGGCTGGTTGCCGTTAACTCGGCAAAAGTAAAGTGTTGGGAGAGATTCATTTCATTGCCTTCTGCATAGCGATTGTCTTGTCTTGGCTAGACTTACTGGAACCAAAGTAATAGCTCAAAACTTGCTGGGCCGCAGCCGTAGCGTAGCCTAGCGCGAAGATAACCAACTGCTGTTGGTCGGATTTGACTTCCATAAACAGTAGGGCAGCGATAAACATAAACGTCATCGTCACTGTCCCCAGCGCCAGCACCGGGACAACCAACTGCGACAGCTTCCCAGCCCCCGCCTTTGCCATCTCGACCTCACGGTCGCGGGCACTGTTCCGGTCGGCAGCGTCGATCTTGGCAAACTCAAGCTCAAGGTCGGCTAGTTTCTGCGCGGCTTGCGGGTCACCAGCAATAGCCTCGGCCACCGCTTGGACAGACTCCGCTACCCCAAACTTGTTTGCCAGCATCGAGACAGCCGCGCCGCCCAGCGGTCCTGCAACAGCGGTAGCCAGCATGGGTGCTGCGTTTTTTAACAACCCCAAAAGTACATCCATCATCGCACTGCCATCCAAACACGTTGGTATCTACCGGATGATCCCTTGCGCTTATACCCAGTCGGTGTTGCATACCCGTAGGTTCCCATGTCCGACAGCCGCCGCCACACTTGGTCAGGCCGCAGCTTGCAGCGGCGAGCTAGCTCCTCATACGTACCGGAACCATTAAGCTTCAGTTCCATGTAGATGATGTTGATAAAGCTCTTGACTAAATCTTCTATGCTCTCAGCCGCTGCTTTGCTTGTGCTTGGATCGCCAATGCGAGCGTGTGCGTAGCTCATTGCCATTCTCCTGTTTCCATCTGCGTTGCCAACCTATGAGCACGGGTAGATGTCTGTTGAGCCCATGTACTCTTTAGCATCTCTACAGCAGCCTCAAAGAACTGCCCGTCCTCAATGCTACCCAATGTGCGCTTGAACCCCAGCAACCCACGCAGCCCCATCTGGAATGCCATGTTCACCAGTACGGCAAAGCGAGGTTCACTCAGCTTGGACGCCCACGGAAGCGCCGCCAATACCTGCGCAGTCTTCTCTTTAATATCGTTATTGAGGAGATAATCAATTTCGTCAGGGCTAAGACCACCACCCCGGCGAACATCAATGAGACGCCCACAACCAATAGTGGTGAAACCAAGACTATCCGTATACGCATGGCGTACTACTCCTTCATCCCGCTTAAGTTGCTGCTTCAAGTCCACAGTGTTGCTCCCCATGCAAGGGCTAGCACCCAGATGATGAATGCAACGGCGCGGGTCACCCATGACCAATGGTTTTTATAGTAAATTATAGAGCAGCCATAATCGGCTCCGTGTCCAAAGGCTTGATCAAGGGTTCGTGGGAACCGTTTGGTTGTATCGTTATGTCGCATCGATTGTTCCTTGCAATTTGTGTAAGGCAAGTTGGTACTGCCCTTTGTTTGTACCACTAGTTAAAGCTATCAAATTGTTCAAGCTTGTGTAGCGAAGGTTGCACCCGTCACAGATGTGCCGCCTCTTCCTTATGAACGTCGCTCTAGGGCAAGCCTCAATGACCGTCCTAGAATCAACGACCCGACTCTTCGTTTCCCCGCAATAAGGACATTTCATGTCCTGCTTCTTTCAGGCCATTCATCCGGGCGTTCAGCCCAGCATATGTCCTTCTGTTTAGGGTCTATCTTCGCGCTGAAATACTTCACCCAATGGAGGCTATCGGTGTCCAAACAAGCCCAACTCCAGTTCTCCCCGTCCCACCAGCGTACTACATGTGGGCTAGTGGGCCACCAACCAATACTGGGAGGGGGGCCACTGTTGTACTTCATTTCTTCTCTCTCACGGGAATCGAATACCATAACTTCTCTGGGGGACAGGGGACAACGAACCCTTTGTAGGGGCAGGCATCTTGGGGCGCAGCAGGTTGGTTATGGAAAACCCGCCGCTTCAAAGATTCTTTGGAATGCTTTTGGTAGCTGATCATTTCGCAAACGCAAACGTGTACGCAAGTACAGAAGCGAGCAGCACTGCCATCGCAACAACTGCCATGAACGATTGCTTCAAGTGCTTACGCTCAACCCGGTCATCCTCCACCTTACTCATCGCCTCGGCAAGCTCATGGTCGGGGAGGAAGGTAGCCGGATAGGGGTTCTTGGGCGGGCGTCCGCGTCCACGGCTTATCTGATACACCATCTCGGACATATCTCCAGGGGGAGCGGTCACTGTCGATTGCGTCTTCATCTTGCTCCTAATAGTGCTGACGTACCCATAAGAACAGGTCAGCTTGTCAACAATGTCCTTGTTTGTCATCCCTCGCAGGATGAGTCGGCGAATCTTAGCCGCTGTCGATTTGGAATGCGGATGTTTAACTGTGGTCATTTCTTTTCTCCTAAAAACTGGTATCTTTTTTGGTAGCAAATGGGGCCGAAGCCCCCCTAACGCGTTAGGTGTCAGCACAGGTAATGAGGAACGCATCGGGTGAGATGCGGTAGCCAATGTCGGGGAATAGCTGACCTTCTTCTACCAACTTCAGCATCCCTAACTTGGACTTCATGTCGTCGGTCAACATCTCATTTGTGTACACAGACACATCGCCTCCACGCTTGACAATGTACTGCCCCTCGTCTTGGATGACAAGCATAACCTTCTTGTCAGCAGTGGCTTTAGACCACTCATCCCGGAAGGCAGAAATGCTGCGGGTAGTCTCGTATGCTTCCATGTACGCATGGGCTTGCTCCTTTGACTTCTCCGACAGCGATGCCGTGAACGCCTCTATGTTCGCCCGTATAAACTTCCACGCATCAATCGACACTGCCTCCCGGTGCTTACTCCTTGCCCCCACTGCGTCCTCAAATACCTTGTTCACTCCGTTGGTGGCAAGGTAGTTGTAATTAGCCAGCCGCTCATCGGGTGACTCGCGGTAGAAATTCTGGCGAATCTTCATCGTCGCCTTCTCAGGGTCGCTAGTCCAAAAACTTTCACCTCGCACTAGTGCATCATTGATGCGGGCGTTGTTCACGCATATGCGCCAGCGGTCTGCCTTCCTGGCAATGCTGACCGTACCCAATTCTTCCTTGTGCATAACAGCGAATCGGGTAGCTATCCCTCGATAGTCGTCCTCAACGAGGAACCTCCAGTCGGGCTTTGTCCTGACCAGAGGCATCAGCACCTCGTACAGACGCCTGTGCGTCTTGGTCACATGCTCCCTGTTGCGGGCAAACAATACGTTCGGTTGACCGATAAGGTTCTTAGCCTCATCGACCTCGTCCCTAGATATGTAAGAAATTGCAGCCATCTCTATCTCCTCTAAAAATAAATTCGCAATAGCCGGCTACTGCGAGTCTTGTTGAACTACCAATCGAACTTGCCCAGGATCGTATCGACCTTGGCCTTGATGCTCTCCCGCACATCGGGGCTGGACTTGATCACCTCGATGTCAGCATGACGCATCGTCGCCTCCAACTGCAAGCGGGCATCCTCAAGCTTAGGGTCTTTCGTAATGTTGAGCTTGCCCAACAACGCGCACAACTCCAGCGGGTTGGTCACCAGCGTGTCGTGGTAACGCTTGCCCTCGCTCTTGTCGTCGGTCAGCTTGCTGCTAATGGTGGTCAGCATTTTGTGCAGCCGATCCCACGGGTCACGCATCGCATCAGCCAGCCTAGCCTGCATGTCGGCGTCGTACTTGGTCTTGATGTCCGCGATCTGGTCGGCGATCTCTTGGTTGCCTGCATCGAGCCGGAAGTCACCAGCCTCGGGCAGCGGGCTGATCCTGCTGCGGAAACCAAACCGCCCACGCACCACATCAAGGTCAGGGTAGTCTTCGCGCTTGAACAACTTGCCCATGTTCACAGGTGCAGCAGCACACAAGGACGGGTACGCCTGGAAGAACTCCCCGCACATGCCGTTGAACTCCAGCAACTCCTTGTCGATGGTCTGCTTGTACTCAAGGAACAAGCAAGTCGGCAAGAGGCGGTCGCCCTTGTCAGCCCAAGGTATGGTCTGCTTGGCGTGGAACTGCCGCGAGCGAGCCGCACGGTTCTCGATGTCCTTGCGCAGTGACGTACCCGCAAGCAAGTCTTTCTTGAACTTGCCCGCATTCTGGTGCGCCATCGCGTCGTCAAGAACCCTGGTCGTCACCTCCTTGTCGATGGTGCTGGCAGGCCAGACCGAGATGTTGAGAGACACGAGGACGGCGGAAGAAGAGATAGACATAAGGTACTCCTATGTAATGTATAGATGAATCGTGCAAGGGGTAGCGAACTTATTCCGGCTTGCCAGCCAGCTTCGCCATCTTGTAGAGCGAGTCGGGCATAGCCCACAGAGAAATCCTCCGTGTGGCCTCCTCCCCTTGGTCGTAGACGTAGTGCATGGTGTGGCTCTTGCCCGTCGGCGAGTTGGCCTCGCTGACGTACTTCTCGGTGTACACCTCCGCACTGTTGAGAATGTCCATCACTGCGACAGCATCCTTCGCTGACAGCACGTACTTCTTGTAGTCCAGTTCAAGTATGACCATGATTCTCACCCCTTAGTAATTTGTACGTCGGTTGTAATGTGTACTGCGAGCCCATGCGTTGGCACTGCGCTAGTGTTATCTATTATGCACCACAGGATAGGGGCTGTCCACTCGCTACCCCAATCCTCCGCAACAACACCGTCGGTCAAGACCACGATGCACTCGGGCACGATAGCCTTGTCGCGCAGGTACGCACTCACACACGATGGGCTAGTCCCGCCGCCACCCTTGGGCTTAGTGGACTGAGTGATCATCTCCACTGCACCACCCTCGTAAGTCTCATGCCCTGCTACGCGGCTGTCCCAATAGAGCAACTCCACCCTCTCCGGTGCGACCTCGTCGGCGATGCCCTTCACCTCGGACAGGAAGTCAGCCATCTCCTTGTCGCCGATAGACCCGCTCGTGTCCACTGCAACCACGATGCTGCCCATCTTCGTGCTGACCATCGTCGGCATGATCACATCCTCGTGCAGGAACCTGCGGTTAGGCTTGCGCCATGTGCTCGTGTCCCTGCCACGCGCAGTGTTCTTGACCCAGTCCCGCAGCACCTCACGCCAGTTGACCTTGGGCTCCATCAGCAGACCCAGTCGGCGAGCCAGATCACCGGCCTTGTCGCCGTTCATCTTCTTGTCGTTGGCAATCCCCTCGCGTATAGCTTGGTCGATCTCCTTAGCAAGAGCTTCCTTCTCTTCCTTCCCTAACGCGTTAGCCCCCTCCCAGTCGTGATCGTCCAGGCTGTCGCCCTTGCCCCCCTTGCCGGGCTTGCCGTCCTTGCCGTCCTCGTCCTGCTGCTTGCGCAAGATGTCCCAGACTTGCTTGGTGTTCATGCCCTTGAACTTGGTGTCGATCAGGCCAATGTTCTTGCCCGCCTTGTCACGGGGCATGGCAATGAACTGCTCGGCAGGGTCGAGTTCTTTCAACTCAAGGTTGATCACGTAGTCACAAGCTTGGTTCGCCAGCGATGCGTCGATGTCGTACAACTTACGCCACGTTGTAAGGTGCTGGTACATCTTGTGAAAGCACTCATGCATGATCACGAACGACACCTCAAGCTCGCTCATCCCATCGACAAACGCCCGCCCATACTCTTCGTCCCGCCCGTTGGTGCGGGCAGTCGGCAAGCCGTCAACGATGGATGTCGTACCCACCATCAGCAGCCCTGACATCAAGGCGAACTTCTTGTTACGCATCAGGCCGATCTTGCACCGTGCGAGCTTACGCTCTGTAGTAATAGTAGCCATGTGTAGTTTCTCCTATGTATGACTTGAGTACGGCGGAAGGTTTACAAAAGGTCTTGGTTCTTTGCGACCCAGTCGGCGAAGGCACGGTTAGAGAAAGCAATCGCCTGCTTCGCGCTCTTCGCGATGTTGATAGCAAACGCAGCCTGCCACTCCGCATCGAACCTGCCCATGTATTCCATGAACGGGGCGAACGTCTCCTTCGTTACCCGTGCTACACCACCATGCACAGTGATAGCACAAGCGCCAGGGCTTGTCGGTATGGCAGCAGTCTTCGGGTTGCCAATGATCTCGCTCCACTCGGGCAACTGATCAGAGAAGGCAACGAACGCCTGCATCTCACGGGCCGCAGCCTCACCGACTGTGCCGATAAGGGCAGCAATCAATGTGTCGCTGTCGAACTTGTGCCTGTTGTTGATGATGTTCGACGCCTGCTCCAACGATCTCGGCGAGACGCATGACCTCTGCGGGAACTTGGGCTGATAGATCAGGTGGTTCTCGGCCTGACCCGCGTCGGTGTATGAGGCCATGCAGTGCGGGAACCTGCTCACCCACGCAGTGACCTCCGGTGCAACGTCCGCACCCTGTGCCCACTGCACCCACTCGTCGGCGTCGTTCTTACGCTGCGTCATCACGCACACCCGCTGTATTGTGTGCGCCTTCAGGCTATCGCCGACCCCGTCGGTCGTCAGGTTGCCCGTCAAAAACACCACGGTATCCGGGTGCAAAGAGACATCCCCAAGCCGTGGGTTGTTGATCTCCAGCAGGGGGTGCAGCATGTTCTTCACCGGGTCTGCACCCTTAGAGAACTCATCGAGCATGATCACCACGGGCTTGCCGTGCTGCAACTGGAACCTGCTGTTGGGGTAGTACTTGGTCGTACCCGTGGCGTGATCCACCACAGGCATGGCAATGTCACCCAAGTCCATGTTCGGCACATCAACGTAGATAGCGGGCAGACCGAGCATGTCGGCGACGGTCTTCAGGACGGCAGACTTGCCGATACCCGGCTCGCCCCGCAAGAGGACACGGGTCTTTGGGTTAGCTGCGATGAAGGTAGCAGCCTGCTTGTGATTCACGGTGTTACCGAAAGAGATAGTGGACATTACAACTCCTGGGAGGGAAGAACCTAACGCGTTAGGCTAGGCCGGTTTGTGTAGGCTGAAGCTCAACCTACTGAATACATTGTACTACAGAATGGTAGGCTTGTCAAGTCTTTCTATCCTGACAAGCTCGCTCTTGTGGTGGTGGAACATGATCTCGTCAAGCACCCGCTTGACATTGGCAACAGGCAACTGAGCAATCGAGTACCCATCCTCGTCGTGGCCTGCACCTACGGGTATCCGCACCTTGCCGTACATGTGGCACAGGTAGCACAAGAACATGAACGCCTTGTAATAGTCCTCCGTCATGTCTTCGTCTCTCCCGTACCTGTTATCCCGTGCGAGGGCAAGCAAGCGTTTCTCCATGTTGGTCGTGGTGTTGTGGTTGCGCTGAATGTCATCCCACGTTTCCGCAGTGCGCAGCCCAATAGAGTCGTGCATCTCGTGCCTTCGCACAATGATGTACGGGCCGGCAAAGGTATCCCCGGGGTTCTCCACGCGCAGGGCGCAGATGCCCTTGACGTAGTTGTAGAACCCCTTGTAGCGGGCACGGAGCTTGTCCGCACTGGCCCGCTCGATGTTGTGGAAGATAGAGATCACGTTAGTTCTCCTACAGTGACAGTGAATAGAAAAGAAAGGCTGCACCCACCAGCCCGAGGAAGATCGCGAAGAGAATGTCTTTCACAGTTTGATCCCTAACGCGTTAGCGGCAGCGAGGGCTTCCTTCTTAGTGGCAAACAGGGTGCGCCCGTTCAAGGGCACGAGGCTATCCCCGAAGGCAAACGCCCACACCCTGTTGGCGGGCAAGAATACTAATTTCATGCTCTCTCTCCAATCAACTCAAAATGTTTCTTGATCTCGCGAGCCACCAGATTGGCAGGGTACTTGACCTCCAACTCAATCATCATGTGGCAGCACTCTTCCACAACCAACTCGGCAAACCTTTCAGCGTCGAACGCTCGCTCAACCATCGCCCTTTGGGCAAGTACGGCAAAAGCTTTTCTCATGGTGTTACCCCTTGTTACGTATATAGCGAAGGTTTTCGGTGAAGCCCTAACGCGTTAGGGCTTGCCCTGTGTTGCCGCTGATCAGTAATGCACACCCTTGTGCTGCACGAACCCGGAGAAGTCCTTCTTCCCCCTGCCCTTGCTGTAGAGGGCAACTACCACGCCCGTCGGTTCGATGTGCCGCACATCGGTGTCGTCTCCGTCCACAACAGGCATGGACTGGAAGGTGGCAGGGATATCACTACGCTTGTGAAAAACTACAGCGACCCGTGCGTTGTCCGGGTTTGCCATCCCCTTGCGGGTAATCTTGATTGGCGTTATCCCGCTGAACGAATAGGTCAAGTCGTAATTCCCCGGTGTCTTGCCCGCAATATTGCGGGACGGGTGCTTGGTATAGTCGTAGAACTGCACCTCGGGAAACATCTGGAAGATGTTCAGGGCATGTTCCTGCCCCATGCCTGCCATCCATTGGCCCGTTATGTTCTCGTAGCAGATGTCCGACGTACCGTTCAAGCGCACCAACGGTGTCATCCCACGCTTTGCCGCCTTGCGCTCAAGCGCCCAGATATCGGCAGCTACCGACAACATGAACGCCTGCTGATCTTGCTTGAAGAAGTCGGTCTTGGCTTGGCGTTGCCGTTGGATGATTGCGAACGCACCGCGCCCTGCGGTAGCAAGACAAGGGTTCATGCACCCTGCCAAGCGTGACATCGAGCAAATGATGTCGTCCGGAACCAAGTACACGATAGCGGTCAAGAACCCGAGCTTCTCGCCCTTGATCGTCTTGGCACTCGCGGTGCCGAGGATAGGCCTGTATTGCAGGCCGAGATTGCTGAGACGGGCTTTGTACGGATTACGCATGATGACAACTCCTAGGAGGGGTGAAGAACCCTAACGCGTTAGGGTCGGTGTGTAGGCTGACTTCCAACCTACTGAATACATTGTAGTACAGAATGATAGGCTTGTCAAGCCTTGTGGTATCCCTTGAAGAAAAAGATTCCGCAGTTGTTGGGCAGTGGGTTGCCTGCAAGTGACTCAGCGTAGAAGATTTCTCCGTCGATCTGCTCTTCCAAGTACTCACGGTAGCCCAGTGAATCGGAAGCCTGAGCTTTCGCACGAAGATCAAGAGCACGGTCTATGTGCTGCTTGATGTCCGCATAGTCTTTGCGGATGAATTTCTCGTACCCCATGACGTTGTGCCCTGCACAAGTCAGGTTGCCGTTCTCCAACCACGTTGCTGCTTCCGCAGCAACAGCGTAGTACTGGTTGAGCACGTTGTCCAGAGTCTTCAGGACGGGGATAGAAAAAGCGGTAGCAGTACGCATGACAACTCCTAGGAGGGGTGAAGAACCCTAACGCGTTAGGGTCGGTGTGTGTAGGCTGACTTCCAACCTACTGAATACATTGTACCACAGTGTTACAGGCTTGTCAAGTCTTTTCTGCGGAAGGGGGCAACTGCTTAAAAATGAGGCAGTGTGCTTAAAAATGAGGCAGTTGCTTAAAAAGGAGGCAGTGTTACGCGTTACGAAGGCGAAAATAATAGGTAACGTGAGGGGGCTTGAAAAAACATCAATGAAATCAAGGGGTTGCGACGAAAAGTTATTTTGTTATTAAGTTATTAGTAAAAATAAGTATGTATGGCTGACTAAAACTTTTTTTTCTGGGGCTGTCGGTGGACTGCTTAATTTTTAAGCACTTGCCGCTTCACTCTTTTTTCCTTAAATCCTGACTCATACATGGTTTTGAGACGTAACATGTAACATCCCTTTAAAATCAAGTACTTACGCGTGTTACGTGCGTAACATTACCCGTAACAGGGAAAAATACGTAACGCGGGTACGATTAAATAGACGGGAACGTAACGGAAAAAGGGGTCGGATAACATTGTAACAGATAACATTAGGGCAAAAAGGAACCTTTGGGAACTTCTGTTACAATAGTTTTCTTACATGTTACGGAATTAGGGGTCGGATAACATTGTAACAAATAACATCGCACTACGAAGTGTCGGAGCCCTAACGCGTTAGTTTTGCCTGCGGCCTAATTGCGATTGCACAAAACTACAGCATAGGCTAAATCCACACAGAAAACTGGTCTCGCGTTTCGCCCTGGCCTCGCCGACAACGTAACACATAGGCTAAATCCACACAGAAAACTGGCTTCGCCCACGCGCCCACGCGTTACGCATAGGCTAAATCCACACAGAAAACTGGCTTCGCCGCGCCGAAGCGACCCTAACGCGTTAGGGTCCGGACGCAAAAAAGCCCACCGAAGTGGGCTCAGAGTGAGGCGGGTCAGGCTAGCGGGCTAGCATGGATTTAAGCTCGGCTTTGATAGCCTTCGCAGTCGGGCCACGCCATGTCCCGGCATTTGAGAGGAAGTACAGGATGATGGATCGACCATCATCGTAGCCAAAATTGTCGTCGACGCAGCCTAGGCTGCGCATCGCTTCAAGATAGGGAACCGCACCGAAGTACGGTTTTTTCCAGTCGGCCCGGATGTCGCGGGCTATGGTTTCAAGTGATCGCATGATAGTGTCCTAACGCGTTAGGACCCGGCTATTCACCGGGTCCGGGTTTGATTACAGGGAAGGGAGACGCTTTGCGCAGTCAGCAAGCGTTCGCATTTCAGTCGAGTGATCGGCGTCAAGCTTCGAAAGCTTTTTAATCGCCGCAGCGATCAGCTCTTGAATCTTGACGTAAGGCGAAGCTTTCGCCGAACCCTCTTCGCCTTCGCCTTCGCCCTCTTCGGCGGCTTCGGTGTCAGCGTCAATCCATCCCGCAAGCTTCGCAGCCGCCGTGCGAACGCGCTTCCAAGCTACGCTCGGGTTTGTGTAGCCGGCGGCTTTCAGGGCCGCATAGGCGGCTTTCTGTTCCCTTCGAACCCGCAAACCTTCCGGGGTTTCATCGTTGTGGGCAAGTGTCCACCATGTTTCAGGCATGTTGTCATTCATCGCGCTGGCGTAATCGCTAGTCCAGCGGTCCGAAGTTTTCTGGACATCAGCCAACCCGGCGGCAAAGATCGCACGGGCTTCGGCCATCGGGTCGACCACGGTTTCGTCCGTGATCAGCGGCGTGGTGGTAACGCTGGCAATGAATGCGGCTATCGGGTCAGCTGACCCTAACGCGTTAGGGGCTGGCGTGGTGGCTGGCGTGGTGATCTTGACTTTCCCGCCGCTGGTGGTGGTCTTGATGATGGTAGTGGCTTGAGCCATGGTACTCTCCTAACAAGCTGAAGGAGTCAGCGAACCCAGCGGCTAGATGTCCTAACCGATGACTCTATTATCTGCGATCCTGGGTCAGCCGTCAAGCAAAACGCACCACACCCTAACGCGTTAGGGGTCAGCGGGTCAGGAAACCACAGCCAACGGACCCCACCCTATCCCCGGGGACCCCTAGCCAGCACGCAGACGGCGCGGAATCCTTACACACTAATCCACTCTCCCGATCACCTTCTGTATAATTTAGTTTCGCACAAGACCCCCCACCCCCTACAAAATCCCCCCAGTTAGACCCACCCCCCTCTATATAGAAAGACCCCCCGTCAAGGGAACCTATTGCATTGCTAGAAAAATATGGTACATTTGCGTACCCGAACTTTCGGTGCGCTATGATTACTGTTGAACCTACTAGGGATTTTCCTATTCCCTTTGACTTGTCCGACGAAGAGGCTAGCACTCACAAGGACAGGATTACTGTTGCGGCAAATACTGCCGCTCTCATAGGAGAGCTAGGTGGTACGTTTGAGTTGACGGATGCTGACGAACACGCAGCACATGCCCTTATCAAAGGGACCAAAGACATCAAGACTGCCCGTCAGTTGACAATCCCTGCCGTAGCTCGCAAGCTACATTTGCTCCTTTCGGAGTACGACCACCAAGTAATTAAGGACGCCCATCAGGGGCGGCTGTACGTTACTAACCGCTTGGTTGAGCTATCCCAATGCGGCGACCCAAAGGTGGAACTGAAGGCGTTAGAGCTTCTAGGTAAGCACTCAGACATAGGTCTGTTCACTGAACGCAGTGAAATTACGATCACGCACAAGACATCTGTCGATCTTGAGAACTCTATTAAGGAGCGGATCAAGCGATTGCTGAACGCGGACGTAGTAGATGTGACACCGATCTCAGACTTGGACAAACATCTGGGCAGTCCTATAGAAGAGTTGGGTGAGTCAGAGGAATACGATGAGTAGCTCTGTCTTAGACTCAGTTTCCCTCAAGGACATCCCCAAAATCTTGGGGCAGCTTACTGAAGCAGACCTTAGAGTGCTGGAAGCGCAGCTTGTGCGGCTGGAAAAGCTCAAGCAAAGGGAGCTAGCACAGGAAAGGTTTGACGTTTTCGTGCGCAAAGCTTGGCCTACCTTCATCGGAGGGAGGCACCACAAGATAATGGCGAACGCTTTCGAGCGAGTAGCCAAGGGCGAGCTAAAACGACTGATCATCAACATGCCGCCTAGGCATACCAAGTCAGAGTTCGCCTCTTACCTGCTACCAGCTTGGTTTTTGGGGAAATTTCCCCACAAAAAGGTCATTCAGTCGTCCAATACGTCCGAATTGGCGGTCGGTTTCGGGCGAAAAGTACGAAATCTGGTCGATTCAGAGGTCTACACCGACATTTTCCCCGAACTTAGCCTGCAAGTTGACTCAAAAGCTGCCGGTCGGTGGAATACAAGCAAGGGGGGCGACTACTTTGCTATCGGTGTGGGGGGTACAGTGACTGGTAAGGGTGCGGACCTACTGATTATTGACGACCCGCACTCGGAACAGGAAGCTAAACAGGCTGCTAACAACCCAGAAATCTTCGATTCGGTCTACGAGTGGTACACATCTGGGCCAAGGCAGCGTTTGCAGCCGGGTGGAGCTATCGTCATCGTGATGACGCGCTGGTCACTGAGGGATTTGACCGGGCAGGTTATTAAGGCTGCTGCCTCACGGGGTGGTGAAGAGTGGGAAGTAATTGAATTTCCTGCCATCATGCCTAGTAACCAACCCCTTTGGCCGGAGTTCTGGTCAATGGAGGAATTATCTGCTCTTAAGGAAGAACTCCCTAATTCAAAGTGGCAGGCGCAGTATCAGCAGAATCCTATTGGCAACGAGTCAGCCATAGTTAAGCGAGAGTGGTGGAAGATATGGGAGAAGGATGCTCCCCCTAAATGCGACTACATACTGCAAAGCTGGGACACTGCATTTGAGAAAAATAATAGGGCTGACTATTCTGCTGGTACTACTTGGGGTATTTTTAATAACCCTGAAGACAATGAAATGCCTAATATCATCTTACTTGACACTTACAAGAAGAGAGTCGAGTGGGTAGAACTAAAGCGTGATGTACTGGAACAGTACAAGATGTGGGAGCCAGACGGGTTGATCATTGAGAAGAAGGCAACGGGCGCACCTCTCATCTATGAGTTGCGGTCAATGGGCATCCCTGTACAAGAGTACACACCCTCTAAGGGGCAGGACAAGATTGCTCGCTTGAACTCGGTGTCTGACATAATTGCTTCTGGAAAAGTATGGATACCGCAAACACGTTGGGCTGAAGAGCTAATCGATGAAGTTGCTGCCTTCCCCAGCGGAGAGCACGACGACTTAGTGGACGCAACGACGCTAGCACTTATGCGGTTCAGGCAAGGCGGGTTCTTACGATTGCCCAGTGACGCCCCCGAAGAACAACGGTACTTCAAAGGCGGGCGCAAGGCTGCTTACTACTAAGGAATACAAATGGCTACAAACTTTGACAAAGCGGCTTTACCTTTTGACCTTGAAGAGGAAGGCCCAGGTCTTGAGATCGAAATTGAAGACCCTGAAGCTGTGCGTATTGGCATGGGGGATGTAGAGATTGAGATTGATTTTGAGGATGAAGAAGGTGAATTTGACGCTAACCTAGCAGAGGACATGACTGAGAGTGCGTTGCAGTCACTTGGGTCAGAGTTGCTCGACCTCGTTGAGACGGACATTAACAGTCGCAAAGACTGGGTAGATGCGTTCGTTAAGGGCTTGGAAGTGCTGGGGATGAAGTACGAAGAGCGTACTGAGCCTTGGAACGGTGCGTGTGGGGTCTACTCTACGCTGCTGACTGAGGCAGCAATTCGCTTTCAAGCGGAAATGATTACCGAGACTTTCCCCGCTGCGGGGCCAGTCAAGACCCAGGTTGTTGGTGCAGTTGACAAGCTGAAGGAAGAAGCTGCTGAGCGTGTTCGTGATGACATGAACTATCAGTTGACTGAGGTGATGGTCGAATATCGGCCAGAGCATGAGCGGATGTTGTACAGCTTGGGGTTGTCAGGTGCGGCCTTTAAGAAGGTGTACTACGACCCAGCACTGGGCCGACAGGTTGCGATTTTTCTACCTGCCGAAGATATGGTCATGCCGTATGGGGCGAGTAATATCTATAACGCTGAGCGTGTCACGCATGTGATGCGTAAGACCAAGAACGAGGTCAGGAAACTGCAAGTTGCGGGCTTCTACCGGGACGTAGACCTTGGCGATCCGGTGCATATCTTTACCGACGTTGAAAAGAAGAAAGCTGAAGAGCAGGGATACTCTCTCACCGACGATGATCGTTTCCAGCTATTAGAAATCCATGTCGATTACGACATGCCGGGGTATGAAGACGAGGACGGGATTGCTCTGCCGTATGTTGTCACCATTGAGCGCGGTACGCAGGAGATTCTCTCGATCCGACGCAATTGGGAGGAGGACGATAAGAACCGTCTCAAGCGTCAGCATTTTGTGCAATATACTTATATTCCTGGTTTTGGTGCTTACGGGCTTGGTCTTATCCATCTTATCGGTGGCTACGCTCGTGCAGGTACTTCACTCATTAGACAGTTGGTGGACGCTGGGTCGCTGAGCAATTTGCCGGGTGGGTTGAAAGCTAGGGGCTTGCGGATCAAGGGCGATGACACGCCTATCGCTCCGGGTGAATGGCGGGATGTTGATGTACCGAGTGGTGCAGTGCGTGACAACATCATGCCTCTGCCGTACAAAGAACCTAGCCAGACACTGCTTGCCCTGTTGAATCAGATCACGGAAGAGGGTCGCCGACTGGGTGCGATCAGTGATATGAACATCAGCGACATGAGTTCTAACGCTCCTGTCGGCACAACTCTGGCGTTGCTTGAGCGCACGTTGAAGACCATGAGTGCTGTCCAGGCACGGGTCCATGCGTCGATGCGGATGGAGTTCAAGCTGCTGCGCGGGATCATTAGGGACTTTGCCCCTGAAGATTACAGCTACACACCAGAGAATGGTGACCGCAAAGCTAAGCAAGCCGACTATGACACGACGGAAGTGATTCCAGTCAGTGACCCTAACGCTGCCACTATGGCGCAGCGGATCATGCAGTACCAAGCAGCCATCCAGTTGGCTCAAGGGGCACCGCAGATATATGACCTTCCCCAACTTCACCGGCAGATGCTGGAGGTGCTGGGCATCAAGAACGCCGAGAAGCTTGTTCCTGTTGAGGATGACCAGACGCCGAAAGACCCAATCAGCGAGAACATGGCATTCCTTGTGGGCAAGCCGACCAAAGCCTTCATATATCAAGACCATGATGCACATATCGCCACGCACATGGCAATGATGCAAGACCCCTCGGTGATGGCAATGATTGGGCAAAGCCCGATGGCTCAACAGATGCAAGGCGCGATTCAAGCGCATATTGCTCAGCACTTAGCCTTTGCGTACCGCGCTAACGTCGAGAAGCAGTTGGGGGTTGAGATGCCTGCACCTGACTCAGAACTCACTCCCGACGAGGAGGTGCAGTTGTCCCGGC